CTACCTGGTCAGTTCATCGTACTGCCTTTCGCATACCCTTCCGGCTTCAGCTGCCCGGTCAGCGTATTCTGCCAGTTGTCGGTTTCGTTCGAGAGATTTTTCGAACACGTCGGTAAGCAAAATTCCGGTGTCTGCGGCTGACGACCCAGCGCCGACAGTGGCGTTATACTGCCTGAGCTGCTCACGGATGGCAACGAGCTGCTGCTGCAGCCGGCCAGCGCGAGCGGCAGCATCAAGAGCATCATTGCGCGCCTGGTCGATCCTCTGCTGCGCCTCACGTTCATTGGTTGCTTTCTCCTGTTCATCATGTTGACGGGCTTTCTCATCTTCTGCTTTGCGGTCAGCCTTCGCCTGCGCATACCCGGCGTCGTACTGTCTGTCACCGTGAATATTCCAGGCTATAACGCCGCCGGCCACCAGAGCAGCAAGCATCGACACGATAAGCAACTGTTTCCAGTATGCTTCCACGAATGCCGTGATCATGATGCCAGCACCTTCTTGGACGACAGGTAACGCACACGGCGATCGTCGATGCCATTCTGCCCGCCGTTGATGATCTGCGTGACGCGCATCAGGTCGTCGGTGTACTTCAGGCATCCATATTTCACGAAGTACCACGCCGCGCTCCGCGCCGCATACTCGTCCTGCGCCAGCAGCTCCGGCTGCTTAACCAGATCCACCTTCAGGGCAGCCCCGCAATCGCGGTAGTTGTTTAGTCCGGTGGTCTGGATGAGGCCGCGCCCGCGGTAAAACCAACCGTCGGTTGGCCCGTTATTCCCCATGCGTTTGCTGTACACCAGATTGGCAATGGCCCGCTGCCTCTCCAGTGGCAACGATGGTTCACCCTGCCGGCGTCCGAGGGAATTAGCCTGGCCCTGCGTTAGTCGCCCTGCGCGGACGAAACCAGCCAGCCCCGCCACGCTGTAATTGAAGCTCTCAACGAGCTGGGTAAAGCCAGTGCTTTCATGCCCGGCCTGGGCAATAAACATCGCCTGATCCAACGGCTTGATAATGCCAAACTCTTTCATGGCCGCCACAATGTGCGGATGCCAGCGTGTGGCCAGCGCCAGGCTAACGCCGGCAGCTTTCTGAAACTCGTTAATGTCCATGTTGCGACCTCGATATCTTGAAGATTTGCACAACGTTGCCGCGCGTCTTCAGCACCGCGGCGAACATCACAGCATTGATAACGACCTCAGAAAAATCTGCGGTCATAGGGAAGTGGTACAGGTATGAGTACGCGGTGCGCAGCGGGATACTGGCCGTTGCCACTATGAGGAAATAGGCTATCCACCCACCCCAGCGGCGATGGCGCGATCCGTTGCGCTGGAAGAACATCACCCGCAGCGCTATCCCGCCGCAGATGATGCTATTAGCGATAAGCAGCAGATCATGGCCTGTCATCGTCTTTTCCTCCCGGGATTAAATCGCGCGGATTGTCAGAGCGGTGATACAGCCATATCCCAACCCGCACAGCGACAATCGCCGCAACGAACGCGCCGGCGGAGTAGACAACGCCCCGCTCGAACGAGTCCTGTGTGATGGTGGGGATCATGCTCGCAACGCCGATAAGGATTGATGCTGTGGGTTTGTAGAAGAGAAGACCGCAGAGAAAACTGAGAAGGGACAAAAGAACGCGACGCTTTACCGGATACTCGACCGCAGAGGTAACAAATATTACCGCCCCGGCCAGAGCACCTAACGCCACTTCCGGCGGAACTCCGGCGACAACCGCCGCCAGCGCTCCGTAGCTAAGCCCCTGATTTATTGTGTCAGCGGTTAGCGATGCAGACATGGTGACCACCGTTTACTGTGCATGATGAACCTCCTGAAGTTGGTAGGGTCATCATACACAATAATTCATAAACGGATAATTGGTAATTGATTGCAGTCAATCAGCATTGTCAGGTCTAATCCGCATACCGGATATGCAGGCCCACGGTCTCCAGTCCCGCGACTGCAATCGCTGTTGCTGCGGCAAACAGCGGATTTTCCTCTCCCGCATCAAACACCAGCAAATACGCCGCTGGCTCCGTCTGAGTGATTTCGTAAAACATATTGTCTTTCATCTGAATGTCAGTTTTTTGTACGTACCACATAGCAGCCTCACAGCGTTATCAGACCCGAGTTAGCCGACAGAGTGACCGTATCACCCGGCCCCTGGTTATACAGCCAGATTCTTACAATCAAACCTTCAGCAGGTTTGTTGAACACCGGTCGCGCCCAGTCTGCCAGCGTATAGCCGTCCGGGTTAATCTCACCGCCAGCATACGCTGTTACCGACGAGTTCCGGCCGACCTTCAGCGTGACCAGCTGCTCAGCGCCGACAGGCTCATCGATAACAATATCCGAGGCACTGACCAGCCCCGGTGAGGCTGATTTTGAATATCCCATCCACATCGCGAACGCCACGTTGACGTCACACCGGGTGCAGGTCAGCATACCCAGCAGGAACTGCACGTTGGTTTTTACGTCAGCCGCGGGGATAAAAATAAACAGGCTTTTATCCTGACCGGCCACTGCGGTCGACGACCCCGCCACCGACACCGAATCGTCCGTAAATGTCGGCACAAAGTCCTCTGAGCCTACAAAATAGAACTGCCATTTTGTGATGCGCTGCCGGTTCAGGAACGGAGAGGCAACAAAATAATCTTTCAGTGTCGCCGGGTTAATGTTCGTCACCAGCGCAGGAATACTCTGGTCTTCAAGGAACAGGTAGTTTTTTGTTAACTGCCCGGACGCGGAAACGTCAACGATAACCATACCATCAACAACAACCTGCTCACAGTACGCCCGTTTAATAAACGCGTTATTAATCACACCACCAGTCGCCGGAACCGCCAGTACCATGAATGCATCTCTGATGGAAACGCGTGCAGTTTTGTCTGCCGCTGACAGGTCAAACATGCAGCCGGTCAAGTACGGGTTAAATTCAAAGTGCGCGTGCGCGATGGCGAAAATCGCCTTACCACCATCGTCCCATGTGAACGGCGCATCTTCTTTGAAATAGTCAAACGACCCGCCGTTCCAGTTTATTTGCCCCGCCCAATCATTGAACTCAATACCTCGCGCATTATTCATCGACATGCAATTTTCAAAATCAAAACGCTCTCCGTTATCCAGATGCTTATGGAAAGACGCCATCGCCCCGTTATTCGTGAATTTAATGCGCACAAATCTGACGCCCCAGGCATAATCCCCGTTTCGGTATCCGTAGCCAAAACCGGAAATACTAATGTCTGACAGGGTTCCCAGAGCCGTATACAGAGTTTCAGAGACTCCGTTATGCCCAAACAGACAGTGCCGTGTTGTTGGCAGTACGTTATACACGCCCGGGGAGTAAGGCTGACCATCAACCAACGTGCCAAAAGTAAGACTGCCGTTTTTTGCCACCGGGAAATTGTTATACGCCGGGATGTACAGGTCTGAGCCGGGGTTAGCGGGTTTCTCGCATTTGAGGTAGAAACATACCGGCATACTGGCGTCTTTCGGGTGTGTGCCATACTCCCCGTCACTGAGAAACAGGCCCGTCCCGCCATCAAAATCCAGCTCTGCCAGCACCGGGTTATAGGTGAGCGTCCGGCTGGCAGTCCATTTCTGCGGAAACACCACCGTCCAGCGATGAGCCAGCGGGCCGCGCGTACTGCCTGCGGCAATACGTGACCAGAACGCTGCCGCCGCAAATGCCGCCTCGATTGCGTCGGAAGCGTCGTCGGTGTAGTTGTTTTTCGCACCGAACCATGAGACGTGAATTTTTCGGTCACGGAACAGCGCCATATTGACCCACACGCTCACGCCGTCAGCGGCGGCAATCAATGTGCCTCCATCATCAGGGAAATCAGCCAGTCTCATCCCGGACAGACAGACGAAACTCGCAGGCTCACCCGGCAATGCTGAACCGGACGGTGACCAGGACTCACAGGCGCTACGAACCAGAATCTGCTGGCCCGGATATTCCGGCGTAACCTGGCGCAGTGCTGCATAGTCATTGCACTGACCGATGTATTTCAGACCATCCGTACCGGCAAGATCAATCTCTAGTTGCGTGCCGTCATCGGTCTGAGAATGAACAGCGATTGGGTTTCCTGCGTTGTTAAATGCCAGTAGCCTGCCCGCTCGACCGCCAGAGGTGGGCAGTATCTCGATATAGGATTCAGGCACACGCAGCGTTCGCTTTGTCTGATTGTCAGTATAGTTTTTTGTCGCCGCATCCTGCGCCTGCGACGGGTCACGCAGGTTACGGATACGGTTGTTAAGCGCGTCGTAATAGTTAGCGAGCCATGATGGCTTCCTGAGAGATAGACCAGACCACCACCCGTATGCCTGCTGCACCAGCATGGTCAGCTTATCGAGAGCATCTTCGTGGATCTCAGGGAAAAAGCCCCCCTGGTTCCTGATGCTGGCTTCCTGCGTAACCGGCGTGCTGCGCTCGATAGAGATTTTGTAACCAGCTTGCAGCGCCGATGTCAGCGCCACCTTACCCCCGTTGTAGCGGTTCACGCCGGTAACCGTGTAGTCGGTGCCGAGTGTTAGCGTCACGATGTTTTCGGAGGTATCCATCGTCTGTACCAGCAGGTGGCTTTTATCCAGGATGCGGAACGTGAAATCGTATTGGGTAGTGGCGCCGTTCCCGGTGTACTCGTTACGGCTTACCTGCGTTGAAACTGTCATAATCTGCTCCAGTGGTCAGCGCTGGCGCGCGTGCATAGAAGCATTCTATTACCCATCAAACCATATATGAATAAAACAGATCGAAACGAGCAAAAACATTACCATTAAGGTAAATAAAAACCTTCTGGAAAACCCTGTTACCTTTTGATATATGTATATATATACAGTATTTATCGGAGTAATCCTAATGCCAGAGCGGTACCAGTATCCTGTCGACGAAGGTTTTGCGGATCGTATTCACACCCCGGAAGGGGTCAGATCCCTGGTTGTAAAATCACAGCTGATGGAGTTGCTCAGGGAGATGGAGCGAGACGGCCACGATGTCAGCGGTGCGGCGGCGGAACTGGTGGCACTGGTTAACTATGTGACAAGCTCTCAGTTGTCAATGCGGGAGCTGCAAACACACCTGGACTTCTGCACAATGCAGTTGCGGCAGCATCTGAGATAACGGCAACTTACCAGACCATGAATATTTTATGGATAAAAACCGAACATAATTCTACAATCCCATCGCCACATTAAGTGGTCTACACACGGTAAGTGAAAATGAAAAAAGTAATCGCTGTCCTGTTTGTTCTGATGTCTCTGGGTTCTGCTACACAGGCTTTTGCTGGTAACTGCCAGCATGATAGTGATACTGCTGCTGACGGCTCACGTTGCGGCGGGCGTTCTGCTGATTCTCGCCCCGGCGGTCAGTGATAAATAAGGCCGCTATCGCGGCCTTTGTGACATGTCACGCTCTTCTCCTGAAAGATAGCCATTCGAAGAACGAAGACATTCCTCCGCAGACAATAGCAAAAACCAGGCCACCAAAGAAAAGAAGCCCAGCCTGCCACCACTCCCATCGCCAAACATCCATAGCTCCTACCATTCCCACGATAGACCCAACCAGTGGTATGTAGCTAATGATGAATGCAATTGGCGCAGCTATTATCCAGTGCAAACCCCACCATGATTCCAGCCCAGCCATAATTGCCGCCAACTGAAAAAGCCCCACCACGATGTAAACAATAAAGCCAATAGCTTGCATGTAGTCACCTATTTATTCAGAAAAAATTAGATGCTTACCTTGAATAAGGCTCGCCACAAGAATTATTCCCTGCATAACAAAAATAAACCAGCAGATAGCCTGCGCTGGGGGGCTAAGAAAATATTTGTATCGGTCAGCGAATAACAACCCACAAGAAACTATCACAGACAAAACAATTAAAAACAAGCTCCCCTCCCCTTATTCCGGCGTTACGTCCTGCGGTCGCCACCAGTATGTTTGATTGAATTCTTTCTTCGAACGCTGCTCCATCTTGCGCAGATAGCCAGGCGAGAAGTATTCCTGCAGCTGATTAAATATCATATGGTCAAGAGCTGCTTTTGCATACCATAGGTTGGCACCGGGGATAAGCCCCTTGCCGAGTTTAACCAGATCACCACCTGTCTGCTCCGGCTTTCCTTCAACAGCATTAAGCGGGATACCCTGAGCCAGCTTAACCACGTCATCAACCAGTCCGGCCACAGGCCCCAGCATTGAAGCCAGCGCACCGCCGCCATAACGGGTATGGTCAGAAAGAAGAAAATCACCATACAGGCCAAGGCCACCACCTTTCAGTAGTGCACCGAGCCAGAATTTACCAGCATCTTTTCCGGTCATCTCCCGTGGGTTACGCCCGGATGCCAGGTCGTTAAGCTGCTGAGACAGCGCGCCCAGCATCGTGGTGCTGGCGAGGAATGCGGCGATATAGGCAGCCCGGCCACCAGCGGAAGGCATCCCCATTGCACGCGTCCAGTGCCGCAAAACAACAGATATCGGGAACGATTTAAACAGGAAAACCGAGCGGGTTAACTCACCTTTCCATGTGCCGCGCTGCAACCCGCCACCGGTAAGCAGCTGCTCACGCGCGCCAGGCGTAATGACTGCCATGTCGACTTCTTCAGATACTGCTGCCAACAGCCGGCGCATGGCCTCAAACCTGACTCGCTCCGGCAGTCCTAAGTGCATAACAGCAGCATCAGGGATCCGCATAATACTTTCCGGCGTGAGCATCGTAGTGTTTCCGTTACCCCAGTCTTCCTGTTGCGCCAGTTTCCATACGCTGAAGTCCTGCTCAGTAATGCCCTTGCTCTTCAGTATGCGGAAATCGCTGTCATCAAGGCTTCTCAGATCCGGCGCCCGGCTGACCACTTCGCCAAGGCTGCCCATCATCGTCACGCCGTAGGCACGCTTGTGAGCATCGGTCCATGCTGTCAGGCCGCTGGCGCGCATTACCGCCGTTGCCGCCCAGCGGGAAACCGACGGTCCCATATTGTCCATCGCCCAGCGGTTAACGCTGCCGAGCAACGATTCCATAGCCAGCCCAGCGCGACGGGCGCGGGCAAGCTCCGTGCGGTTCGCCGGGTTCATGGCCTCAAGCTGGTTCATAAATAGTCGGTTCATCGGGATGTTCGCTACCTTCGCCGACATATACATCGTGCCCAGGTCAGAGAATGAAGCCAGCAGCGCGGAACCAAGTCGGCTCGCCACCATCCAGTTTCGGATGTTGTCCGACCATCGTGCGATGTGCGGATTAGCGATCGGCTGCGTCTTCCCGGCGATAAAGTTGTAAAGGTTCTCGGTACTGTTGGCCAGGCGCTTAATCCTGCCAGTGCGCTCAGGGTTGGCAGTGGCCTGTTCAGCCGTAACCTCGTCCAGGATAGAGCGGAAAACGTGATCGGGGTTCGGGCCGTATGTTTCAACCAGCGCGATATCTTTGCTGATACCTTCAAGGTGCCCGACCATTACTTCCCACAGAGAGCGATCGCCATATTCTCGCTGATACTCAAGGTAGGAGTCTGCGTCTTTGAAGTGGATCTGACGGGATGCATTACCGCGATTAGAGCGCGCGCCGGAAATGCGCATGCCAGTATCGCTTAATTTGTTCAGCCCGCCGGTGGCTATGGTGTTGTATGCCTCGCCCAGGAAGGTTGTCAACTCAGCATCGCTCATCAACTGTCCGTCATCTTTGATGTAGTACTTGCGATCCAGTTTGCCGATGACGTCGCTAACCCACTTATCCTGCGGAACCCTGCCGACTTTCTCCATTGAGTGGTGCTGAGGGATGCCCCAATTTTCCAGGTAGCCGATATCACCACCAGCGTCATTGAAGCGCTGGCGCAGCAGTTCAGTAACGCCAGCCCATGCTTTTGCGCCCTTCTTAGCCCTGACGTTGCCAGTGTCCTGCCCGCGCATCTCGTAAACCAGATCGCGCACGCTGGCGTCGTCCTCAAACAGGTGGAAGAATCTCGGGTCTACCGCTTCAAATGCTTCCTGAATCTGGCTTAGTGCATAGTCGCGTGTGGCTTTGCCGCGTGATTCTACCGACAGGAAATTTGATTTCCCGTCAGCGTGAAAGGCGATGGTCCGGTTAAGCGCCTCAAGCTTGCCGTCTTTCCCCTGGTAGGTCTTTATGAAGGCGTCGAGCCGACGCCTGGCTGCGATGGTGAGTGCCACGCGGCGCTTCTTCAGCACAGCTTCGTTAGTGAGTTCGTTCGCTGCTAACTGCCCGGCTCGGCGCAGCCGTTCGGCGTCAGTCATCGCCCGCCACGAAGCCGGATCATTGCGGGCCAGTTGCCGCATGTTCCGGTAAATACGGTCTTCAATATTCTTGATTTCCTGCTGTGTGAGTCGGCGGCTTGCGGCCTGCTGCACGGCGTTAATACATTCCTGACGCATAATTTATCCTCTTAAGAAACACGCAACAGCGACATCGAAAAGTCTGGAATCCTGCACAGCCTGCTCATTTTCCCGCGCGGCATCATCAAGCACCTCGCGCGCGCTTCTTGACTGTGGATTTCCCTCATCGTCAAGCACGGTGATCACCATATCTGGCGATGATGCCAGCGAGTCTTCAGCGGCCATCACATCAATGTCCTGCTGATTCTCTACCGTTCTTGTCGCTGGCGCGCTTTCCATATCCCGGAGAGCCGCGTTGGGCTCCAGCTGAAAGACTTCATCGGCGGAGCGCACTTCTGCCGTGCGGAAAAATGAAAGAGCCTGAGCATCAAGCTCGGTCTCTGCTTGCTGCCTTCGGGCGATCTCTACTCTTGCCTCAAAGAATTCACCACCGGGCTCATGCGGGGCCAGTGCGTTACGAGAGAATTCCAGCCGCCCCTGTGCTTCGCTGATCCGCTGATCGACATCTCTCAGCCTTGCCTGCTTATCGGCGCGGGCACGGGACAGAGCTTTGCCGCTTCCCGCAGCTTGCTCTGCCAGTATCTGGTTACGTTGCTCGGTGAGGTTATTGATAATGCGCTCGCTGTTGGCTATTTCAGACTGGTAAACCTTGCGGTCGCCACGCGGAAGAATTTGCGCAGCCTGATCCTCAAGCGTCCGCATCTCAAGAGCTCTGGCAGTTGCCCCCTCATCTGCCTGAGAAAGCATCTCATCCAGTGCCTGCGATATAATGCTGCGCCGTGCCGGTATGCTGGTGAATGCAGCAGGCTCAACAATGCTCGCCACATCAACCGATCGGCCTGCGCTGACATCCTGCATTGCCTTCCGTATCGCCTGGGCATGCGCATCGCGTGACAGCACATTAACCGGAATGCCAGGAGCGATATCAAACTCAGCATGATGAGCAGCATTGGCCGCCAGCGCTGCATCGACGTCGGCAGGCATAAAATCAGGAGGGCGAACATTTTCACCACGCGAGTTAACGAAGCGCCCTACGCCGCCGAACGCAAGGCCGAGAACGGCATCGATCGCCATCGCCTGCTTATCGAACACGTCATACTGCGAGGCCATATCCTCATAGCCATTATTGCGCAGGATAGAGGCTGTACTGCCACGCATAGCCATACCAAAGGCGACGTTGGTACCTGCCGCATAAGCTATATCAGGCGCAGCGCGCGCAACGGTACCAGCGGCATTGCCAAGCGCCGATCGTGATAACTGAGCGCCGACACCTTCAGCCAGTGCGCCACCAGCACGCAGGCCGATGCTCATCGGTATGACTGTACCGGCACCAGCTGTAAGGCCGTGTACCAATGCCACTTCCTGGGCGGTGCTGTAATCTACGCCTTCGCCGCGCAGTCGCTCAAACTCGGAGAACCCCTGCAAGCTGGTCACAGCAGCAGCGGCGCCAGCAGGACCGGCTGCCAGCGTACTTACTACTGCCTGCGATCCCATGTCGAAAAGACCGTAAAGGACCTGCCCTGCGGTGCCGGTAGTGGCGGCATCCGGTGTCAGGCGTTTAACCTGCGCAGCGGCAAGCTCTCTCTGCCGGGCGATATATTCAGGTGACGTGTCACGAAACGATGTATTGTCATTAACAAACTGAGCGATGGGTGATACAACGGCATCAACACCAGCCCACAAAAGCTGGTCAGGCTTTGCAACAAGGCCGGAATAAAGACCTGATGCGGCACCGCTGACTGATCCATCGAAAAACCCAACATTGTTTTTAGGGCTGCCTACTGGGTTTGATGCGGCCTGGTCCAGCTGCTGATTCTGGTTTACCGGGTTAAGTCCGAAGTAACTCATTGAGGGATATCTCCAGAGAAGCGCTGACGCTGCTGTGTGAGATCGATAACTACCGGTGTTCCGTCCTGTTTCAGAAGGTATCCGGTACCAAGTTTCACGAGATACTGGCTGTCGCCGTAGCTTTGCAGGCCGTACTGCCCAGGCGGAGCCTTAACGCCAGCACCGGTAACCTGCGTTTCCCATGCCTGATTAACCTCTTTATCGAACTGCTCAGAAGACATGCCCCACGGCAGCAGGACATTACCCATGCCGTTATAGTCATGCACGCCGCCAGTAGCGACGTTTATCGCCTGCTCCCAGACGTCAGAATCCAGCTCGCCAGAGAGATCGCCCTTCTGCGCCATTACTCCGGCGTAGTAGTCTTTCGCAACCTCATACGCCATAGATGCGCCCTGTGCGTCACCGGCAAATGCATCTTTAACGGTATTGCTGAACTCGAGCCGCATATCGTTTTCTTTCGGCATGGTAATGCCTTTGGCTTCTTTCGATCCTTTGCGTGCTGCGGCACCAGCCAGAATGGTTTGCGATGCGGTAGAGGGCGACACAGACACGTCAGGATTGAACCAGTTTTTCTCAGCAACCACACCGCCAGGCTTGTCCATAAGAATTCCGGCAACAGCAGCAGACGGCGCATTCGCGCTGATTTGCTGAAGTGCTGCCATGTACGGCTTACCGCCGCCGGTGCTTTTGTGGATCGTGTCGAGATACGCAGATTGTTGCGAAACCGGGGCGTCTCGGAAGAATTTACCGATCTGGCTCTCCTCTTCTTTGGAAAAGAAAGTCAACGGTGTTCCGTATGCTCTAGCCAACTCAGAAACCTGAGAAGCACGCAGTCCAATGCTCTGACCGAAATTATTTTGGTTGGACATATCAATTGGTTTGGTTTGTCCAGAGGAAAGTGAGAACTGAATGGGATCCGCCTTACGCTGCTTAATAACTTCATCAGCAGCAGCCTGAACATGGTCGAATGCTGCTGCGCGCCCTGCCAGCCCTTCTCCATTACCAACTTGATTCTTTAGATCACTGACATATTGTTGAATGGATGCCGTCGGCATTGTGCGGAAAGATCCGATATACTGCCCGGCAACGCGCAAGTTTTCGAAATCGTTAAAACGCTGTGTCCCCTCCCGGTAACCGAAAGCGTTAATGAAGTCGCCCTGTGAAGGCGGATTATCGAACTGGATCCCCTTAAGATAAGCGGCGGTTGCATCCTGCACCTGATCAACAAGTTGGGCCTTGAACTGCGTACGAGCCTGGTTCCGCAGCTCCATAGACTGGCGTAAATATGCCGCCTGCTGCTGCGGGCTTGCGGCGTCGAAAGCTTGATTCCCTGAATATCGCTTAGGCGATTCCAGAGTAGTAAGACCAAGCGCGGCAGAAACGCCAGTGTTCAGTTGATCCTCGCTATATGGCTGTTTCCCGTTCTCGTGCTGGATGATGCCAGCGCAGAGCTGACGCAGGGTATTAATGTCGCTCATATTAAGCTGGTCATTTGGCGTGACATTCAGCTTTTTGCATAATGCGGCAATGTACGCTTCTGTGTTATTGCCGTCGCTGGCCGGCGCCCAACGATTAACGATCTCGCTAACTGTGTCGTAACCCTGCCGCTGGTACGAAAGCAGGTTTTTACCCAGCGCACGAATACCATGTTCAGGGGTCACAAATTTTGCAAAACGCCCATCACTACCCGCCTGACCATCCCAGGAATTGGAACCGGCTTCGATATTCCCTGGATTATTATTCCGCAGCCCTCTGGCGGCTGATGAATTACCATGCGCTGTAACACGTGGCGCACCCTCATTGTCTCCAGGCTCACCATTCTGCTGCATGAACTGAATATACTGTTGCGATGCTGCAGTACTCAGCGCGCTATCTGCCGCCTGCTCTTTCAGCTTTTCTTTTTCCGCTACAACCTGTTCCTGGCTCCATCCATGGGCAGCGGCGTACTGCTCGATCGCATCGAACCCCATTTTCACCGTATTAACAAACGCTGCATCATCGCCATAGAGCCCCTGAGACTGGGTTACCACGTTTTGCTTAATAGCGGAGAACTGCTGATCCTGAAAGTGCTGGAACTGGCCAACCTCATACCGGCGGGCCTGGTTGTGAAATGACTGCATCGACTGCTGCAATTGAAAAGATAACTGCTGACGGGCCTCGCCATCCGGCACGGTACCCAGCAAGTCCTGAGCTTTCTGCTGCATGTTCTGCATGACGACATCGCTTTGCCCTAGCGCAGCTTTTCCCTGCTTCGTTATCAGACCATTGTCAGGATTGTTGAACTGGTCATCACCGAACTGATTAAACTGCAGCAGAGCATCCTGGCTAAGCGCTACATCAGCCTTGCGCTTTGCATCAGCCATCATATTGATCGACGTATCAGCAGCCTGCTGGATGCCCTGCACCAGCGGATTTTCCGGGACACGAAGATTACTCGTCATCACCGGCGCGGTTTGCGTCTGGCTCTGGCGTTGATATTGCGGAACGGTTGGCATAGTCAGCTCCTTTTACTTAGCGGAAAGCGGCTTCCAGGTACCGCCCAGCGTCTTGTATGCATTAAGACCGGTCAGCGTGGAGTTGAGCAGTGTTGAACCTGCGCCAAGCATTCCGGACTGCTTATCAATTTTCCCTTGCGCTCGGCTGGTATCAGCCTGGAACTGCAACCCAGCGGCCTGTCGCTGGCCGTTGTTGATGGTGGTCAGCGCGTCGAGCGTGCCCTGCTGCATGGTTTCAGTTGTCAGGTCCAATGCGTTACCGCTCGTCAGGTCGGCGCCGTTAGCAGCCAGTGCATTGGTTTGCTGTCCGGCAACCCGCCGGGCCTGCTGACGCTGCTGGTATGCCTGGTCATTAGCTGTGTTGATAGTGTCGCGGGCGGCCTGCTCCTGAGCGTCGGCGTTAGCGTTCGCCAGCGCGGCGTTAGCGCGGCCTGTCTGGATCTGACTGTAAGCGCTGAGACCGCCAGCAACTGCGGTTACGGCTAGTGCTGCGGTAGCTGGTTCACACATGGGCTATTTCCTTAATGAAATGGTGGAAAGGCATTCTCATCAATCCGTATGGCTCAGGATCTGCCAGGGTGAACCCCATCCAGTGAAGCCAGGATTTTGCTGCGTGGTTACGCGCATCGACGTAATTTTCAAGCACGCGATATCCGCGTGACATGTCACGAAGAACCGGGCGGCAATGGCGGAGGAATGTCAGCGGCTGATGCTCAATATGGTCGGTGCTAACCAGCCACGGAATACCTCGTCCGGTGATGATCGATGCAGGAGATATACCGAAGATGGTTACCACCTGGCCGTTAATCATCCCTGCAGCGGCTACCGAAGCGCTTTTCATGGCGCGAGTGATGACTTCCGCCGGAGTCATACCGGCTGCAGCCATAAACTCATCGTGGTCTGCCTGGCGGACATGCGGGAGAATGGCGCTGATATGCTCGTCAGTAACGCTGACTATCTCAACATTCCGCATATCAGCCCCCTACCGTTACGCGCGGTATAATGGCCAGAATGCCAAGCGGCAGCGGATCGGAATGGCTGATTACAACCCGCCCGTTACGATCCCAGTTTGCATCGAGGTTCATATCGATGATGCCCGTCTTTAGCCCTACCGGGTCGTCGTAGAATTCCCACTCACGCTGGGTATACTCCAGTAAGTGAGCATCATCTGTTCCGGCCCAAACCGAGCGCCCGCTGTTGAGCATTACGCAAAGCTGATTGATGAGTTTGGTCTTATCCAGCAGCGTAGACTGCCCTGCAACGTTCACGTCCAGCGTTTCGATAACCGCGGCTACCGGCAAACCGATATGCACCACTGACGAGTGGTTTTCGATCGTCACTTCGCCACCTGATACAACCTGCTGAGGTTCAACGTTACCGTCGGCAAGAATGCTAACCGCCTGCCCCTCGAGGTGAGACAGTCCCGCAAATGTCCGACGTGCTATCGACCATGTTGATTGCGCAGTGTTGCGCAGCGCTGTCGGTACATCACGGTTTACCAGCACGGTAGCGACGGTTGAAGAAACGACTTCAGCAATGCTCAAACGCATCGACTTGCTGACACCGCCTTCGGTGTAGGGAATATGGATCTCGTAATCAGTGCTCGATGAGTCGAAGATTGCAGAGCTGCACGTTAGCGTGAATTCATCCTGGTATGTCCAGCCACCGGTGGAACCGATCGTCATTGTGCGTGAAGAGTCGGTGTTTTCTCCGCTGTAAGACAGGCCAGAATCCACGAAAAATGCATCCTGCTGTTCTGTAAACTGCCTGGTGTTCAGTCGCTCAACATAACGAACTGTCGATCCATTCACCGTACGGCGAATAAGCGCATAGACCGCATCTTCCTGCCCTTCGCTAATACTGCAGATCGATTCGACATAGCCATTAGTCATCGGGTGCGGATGCCAGGCATATACCTGCTGCTCACGGAGATAAGTCAGGCCAAGCAGCATGCCGTCACTCCTCGCACACCATGCAACGCTGAAAGGCTGCACAGACAAAGCCCAGTCTCTGATGCTGTACCCGTTAAACAGGTGACTGGCAAGAAGGGTCAGATCACTGGATTGATAGCTGTCCTGGTCGAATGAGTAAAACAGGTCACGGATGATGGAGCCCTTCTGCTGAACGTACAGTGCAACGCTGCCAACGTTGATTGGCGCCAGATCGCTGCTACCGTTGAACGACTGACCGGACATCGCAAAGCCACCGGTTCCCGTCAGGTTACCGTTACTGTCGCCTGTCACCTTGAACTCTCCGCCGCTGGTCAGCACGATAAGCTGACCTACATCAAGAAGGTGCAGGATTTTGTTCAACTGGCGACCGGCGTAGTTATAGGTGATCGCATCGTCGTCAACCTTCGGGTTGCTGCGATAGAAGTTGTGATAATCACCGGTACGGCTACACCATATAGTTTGAGGAAATGCCCGGCTGCCGCCGAAAATAAGCCGCTGCTGGTAATAGGTAACCGTACCCGGGTAGCCGTCAGTATCGTTCCAGGCATAATGCGCCCATTTGTAAGTGGCGAAGGTACTACCCACCACCTGCGCCGGCAGCTCGATCTCACCATCCTGACGTGGCACAACGTCTGCCGTTGCAGTTAGTCCATCTCCGGCGACGGCGGTAATACGGCACACGCCAAAACCACTATGCAGATAGCGCCACAGCACACCGTTACGGCCACCAAGACCCCAGCCATCCCAGGAATCTCCCGTTGTATGGGTCGGAGCAACAGTGCCGGTGGTGCCATTAGAACCGCCGTCAACACAGCGATAATAGTTCTCCTGGTACCGGCACTCGTCACCGATCCCGATGTCTTTATCGGTTTCCCACCGACCAACACTATCTACCGCTTTCTGTTCCATGTAGAACAGTTTTCCAACGTGCTGGCTTTTAAAAATCGGGCTGTTGGCAGTCAACGTTACGGATCCCGTTCTGCCTGAGGCGTAAACAGTTACCGAGTCGTCTGTGTTCAGGTCCTGGAATGGCCCGCTGGTTGTTGTCACTGCGGCGGTGCGCCAGTCAGCCTCTCCATAACGGCGGATCTCAAGCGGTGGATAATCGTTGTGGCACACTGTCATCACATCGGCAGACTGCGTAAATTTCAGCTCAGAGATGACGCTCACCGGCCATGGGGTAGCCACTTCAACAGGGACGCCGCCGTCCGTAACCAGGGCACCGTTATACCAGACACGAAAATAGTGATCGCCGAGCTCGAGCGCATAGGTTTGCGATACGCTGAACTGAAACGGTATTAGCCGGCAGTAACGGTCTGCATATTTCGCGCTCCCCAGGAACCGGAACCCGGGGCGATTTTCAATGCCGCCTGACTGCCGGACGATGAAGTTGCGGCAGCGGCGCAAAGACGTCTGGTATTTTTCAAGATCGATGCGACCATACAGTGAAGGAGATATCTCGCCGCCGGCAAGTGACGGCTGAACCAGTGAATAGGCCATCAGCAGATCCTCGCACTGGCAAGGTCTGACATCGCCTGCTGAGGTTCATGCGCCTCATCAAGAGAGCGTTGCATGGCCGCTTTAAGCACCTGCTGATAATTGGCCATTGCCTGCTGGCCGAGACTGGCATTTGCCGCGATAGGCATGGCTATTTCAGCCGCCATACGCCACGAAAGCGCATCAGCGAACAGGGCATCAAACATCGTAGGGTCCGTAATGTTTTTCACGTATAGCAGTACCGCCTGAGACTCATTGGTATGAATGACGCGGCCAGTGCCATCTTCATTGCTGCCAACTTCAAAAACAGGCTTATCCTGCAGAACGATATGAGACCCAGTGAACCACTTCGGTAATATGGCAGCTATGCGCGCACAGTCGGTCGGGTACTGATACCGGAACAACCATCCCGGCGCAGGGTCGCCAAGGTCAGCCAGGACAACGCGCGACATGGCAAAGTTCCAGTCGTTGTCTGCCAGAACTGCGTCGCGCATGGACTCGTAAAACAGGTTGCAGGTATATGCCTCTTTGGTCTTTTCGGTGAGGCTGTTAATCGTCCGGCTGTTGCCTATACGTGCCAGCGCGATATTACAGATATTGATCACTGATGCCATATCATCCACCAACTAAAAAGGGGCTTTCGCCCCTTTGGTTATGAGGGCTTACACCCCGAGTTCTTTTCGCCTTTCGGCGATCTTCGCCTTCAGAGTTTCCGCTTTGGTATTAAAATGCGGCGCTTCGCCGAACATTTCTTCATACTGTTTGCGCAAATCGTCGAGCTCGGTTAACTCTTCTGCACTGGCCGGGACAATCTTTTCGCTCAGGCTGGCATCAACGGAAACCAGATTACTTCCCGGCTCACCGTCGTAGGTAACGATGTCGCCCGGCTCATGCAGGCGGCCATTGATGAATGACCGCTTAGCGACTTTATACTCAGGCATTGGTTTGCACGCCTCCGGTGATACCCGCAGTGACTTTGCCAGTGGTCGGCGCAGTACCAGTCACCGTATAGTTCAGACGGATGTAGCGTTCCATCTTCATCGGCAACGTGATAACCGGAGACTTATAGCCCAGCACCAGAGATGCCAGTGGGATCGTCATGGACAGCACGTCCGCAGCGGAACTGAATGCAGAGTTGTCATCGGTTTGCACCGTCACAGTCAGGCTGGTCAGGTTGTTGAAACCTTCAACTACCTGGATAAGCAGCGGGATATCGCCATATTTACCGACATCTTTATTGCTTCCGGTATCAATGACGTTGGTCGAAGCAGCCGTGGCCGTAATGGCCTGAGCTGCGGAAAAAAGCGCTTGCTGGTCGAGCAGCATGATCCCCCCTTACGCCGTTACGGCTGATTCAGTATTCAGGATGGCGTCAGCGCGACGGATCGGAATACCCAGGAAAGAAACGATTTTCTTACCGGCATATTCGTCGATCGTCAGGTTAACGTTTTTCGCATTCATAGCCTGCTTGTGCAGCCAGGCATGGATGGTCTTGTTGCAGTAGATGACCTCTTTACCATCGCCCAGCATTGCTACATCACGCGCGTAGTACGCATCAACCATCATGCTGATGAGGTCGGCGCCGGTTGCAGCATCTTTGGTCAAGGTGGTGACATCGATGTTGCAGATGCGCGAGATCGAACGCCAGTCACGGACTGACAGGCCGAGATGCCATTTGAACTCATCACGGTAAGCCAGGAACTGACCGCCGTTCGCATCGCTGACCAGGTCATTACCCAGATCCTGATGCTGGAACCCGGCGACCATACCTTCCGGATAGATCATGTGCGCAGTGTTCTCGCCCCATGACATGAACCAGATGGAGGTATTGGTGGAGCCTGCACCGCCAGCGCTGAATACGTTCTCCGCGCTGGCCGCTTTGGAGGTGCTCAGAGTGTTGAAGCGCGGAGCCAGGCCCATGAACGCTTCCGGCTCAGCATCGGTATTGCCGTAGAAGGTGTAGCGGGAAACCTTGTTGTTAAAGCCCTGCAGCTTGCCCATGTTCTCGGACACGCGGAACGAGTCCGCATTACCTGAGCGATCGGCCAGGTCTTTGTCCACAAAGCCCAGGTCGTACAGCATACCGGTAGTGTCAGTCACCGGAACGGTCTGGGTTTTGGTAGGCTGCACGCCCTGGTTGTAACGGCGCCACACCGGCTCGGGAATACCTGCACGAATGGTGGTTTTGTGCTTGGAACCGTCATTACACGGCACGTAAATCGCATCGGTAATGACATCGTTGCTTTTCGCCAGTTGCTCGACGATTTTAGCGATCCGCCCGTTCTTGTCGGTACGGCTGTACACGTCAAGAAGAGAAGGCAGCGTCTGACCAATTAAAGCCATGATTACACCTCACTATTTTTTGCTTGGATAAAACGCTTCGACCAGATCGTTTTTCGGCGATCCGTTACCATGGCCAGTGACGAAACTGTCTTCACTCATCAACTTGCCTACCTTTGCGAACGCCCGAACCATTTCCGGGTGGTTACCCAGGCCGGTCGAGTCAAGGAATTCGCGGAACTCTTTCGATGCGAAGGTATCCAGCGCCTTCTGCGCGTGTCCGACGGATACCGTTAATTTGTCGCCACCGATTTCTTTGTCAGCCTTCGTGTCAGCTGCCCACTGTTCAACCTGCTTCCCCCACGACTCAGCCTGGCGGTTCTGGATTTGCTCCTGCAGTTGTGGCCACAGTCCAGCCAGCTTCTGCGCCTGGTCATTGGAGAGGTCAAGCTCACGCGCTACTGGTTCGAAAAGCTCTACGGCTTTCGAATCCAGCTCCGCACCTTCCGGGGCTGTAAACTCATATTTCTCCGGGGCTTTGAGGTCCGGCGTTTTATTTTTATCGCCCTGCTCCCCTTCGCCTTTGTTATCTTCTTGCTGCTGCTGCTGCTGCTGCTGCTGCTGGCCTTTGTCACCCTCTGCCTGACTGCCATCAGTAGACCCTTCCTGAGAAGTTGTAGCGGCAGTAGTTGCAGTGGTTGTGCCAGCGGCACCACCGCCACCTTCACCACCCTCTCCCGCGGCATTCATCAGACGCCGATACATCAGACGCTCAAATAAATTCATCGCTATTCCTCGCTGGCCTCTTTGGCCATTGCCAGATACTGATCGGGACACGCCTCCATCACGTCGGAAAAGACTTTCAGTCCCGTGTTACGTTTTCCTTCGGCGAAGGCTGCCGAGAGCGCCTCACCGGTATAAGTCGTACGCCACACCCCAGCCTGCTCAATCAGGCGCCAGATGAAACGGCGGCCGTGTTCTGTCTCGCAGATGAGGCGCAGGTCATTAAGTTCGTTCTCGCGCCGTAACTGCTGCCTTTTGAGCTCATCTGCTGCCAGTTCTTCACGCTCTTCTTCGCTCAGGTAATCAGTCATTGCGTCACCGCCGGCTGCTGAGCAGCATCAGAGAGGGTTTTTAACAGGCTAGGGTCAGCCGTGTTGGTATCGCTCAGGGTCTTAGCAGTTGCGCCAGCTTGCTGGGCCATAGCCATCATCTGCTGCTGTTGTTCCATTTGAGCTCGCTGTTCGCGCGTGGCTTGCACCTCATCATCGGAGTTAACGATCGTGGCCGGTACGCCGAGCATATTTCCGTACTCGTCAATCGTCTGGTCGATATTGAGTTTGTCGAGCGCCGCAGGATTGGCTTTTGCAAGATTCCCAACAAAGCCAACAAAGCGCTCAACGCTGCTGATCCCTATAGATTTCTGGGCCTGTGCCAAAATGGATACATATTCAACTTTCAGAGGAGTGCCCTGCAGTTCTTCCGGTGGCTCAGGAAAGAGGTTGCGGCGCGCCATGATGTTGAATGTGCGATCAACGAAAGGATCAAGGAATTCATCATTAAGTCGCTCCAGTACTGGACCAAGCTGCAGGAGTTTCTCATCCTGCATTGCGGCCACAGCCTCCACTGGCATGCTCCTGGTGTTGATGGTGCTGAACAGGTTAAACAGGTCAGAGAAGAAGCAGGCTTCAATCATTTGGCGGTCATCAGCAATGCTGCCGAGCATGTCATTAAGCTGAGGGCTGACGGCGTAAGCCGGACGCACTAGCTTGGTAGCATCAACCTCATCAACATAAGTGACGCCGCCAGGGGCAAGGTTGATCAGCTTATTTTTAAGACCTGTCGGGGCCACCATTGGCGGGTTAACAAGCTTATCGATCGCGTTAGCTTTGCGAATTTGCTCCAGCTGCAGAGCCTTACCAGTACCGAGAGCCATCATTCCCGGGCAGTTACTCCCGTAAACGTCTTCCCCGTTAATCTCCCAGCGCGGTGAAAGGATCGGCGGCTCATCAAAACCAGCCTCACGAAGGAGCTTGTCACCGTCTCCGGACAACTCGAAATACACCGATTTGAATGCCTTGTTGCGGGAGTTCAGCTTGCCATTCACACGATCGATATTGGGCTCTGTCAGATGGACCACATCGAACCATGCTTCATAGTTCGCGTTATCCCAGGCGCCGCGCACGGCGTTACTGACGTTGTCCAGGCCAAACTGCATAACAATCTGGCGGGCAGTCATGGAGAAAACGCGATACGTGGTATCGACTGACAAACGATGCGAGTTTGACAGGTAGTAACTTCCGATCGGCAGAGGATGAGTACGAATCACATCTTCGTCGTCTTCGAGAACCGCCATAGCCGCGGTACCAAAAACACCAAGGTGCCGGTAGATAATCGGCAGGGACTGGTAGACGTTAGAGCGGTTCATGACGTCGTTCATCCTGGTCATGACCACATCAAGCCAGCGTTTTACCGGTCCATATTGCATCATCTCCGGATCCGGCGTTGCCAGCTTAAACCATGGGCGGGTTGGGCTGGTGATACCTGACAGCATGCCTGATTGCAGAGTGCGGGCAGCTTTAGAGGCGGTAGGGTCAACGATGCGGGTATTACGCTTGCTGCCGTTGTTTCTCTCCGTCGTAAGAAAGCGCGTGCTGCGCGGATCGATAAATTCCGCCAGTTCGCGCCAGTGCTCCTCAAAGCTGGTGCGCTCATTTTTGAGCTGCCCCAGGTGTTTGAGGTAATGCTGTTTCGGAGAGAGTTCGGCCATGGATTACGCCCCGAGCAGGGTCTTACCCTGAGTACCGCCAGAAGGCTGCGTTACACCCTGGCTCGACGTCAGGATTGTTGATTTCTGCCCGCCCGCTGCGGCACGGCGACGACGATCGCTATCAGCGGCGTTCTGTACAGCAGAATCGGAAACCTGCGGCGCCGCCTGAACCTGCGGAGAACTCACTTTCGGCTTGCTGATGCACATTTTGCTGCGCTCCATACGCGTTTAAATTATTACCAATTTAACCACATATGATTTATTTGTCGTAGTGTATTGACCTTTGACGATAAATTATTACCTTTTTGGTAAACACAACATGAAAGCGCACCCCATTCCCTTCCATTGGTGGCTTTGTCGTTACTCAGATGGCGGAGTGCGCTTCCAGGTGTGAAAGCATCCGGCGTATGGCACATGCGTCGATAGCGGTCCGGGGGCTCCTTGGTACATGGCCCAGCGGGTAGCCGGAATGTGCAAGCCATGCCCTGCATGCACGACAGCGACTCACCATCGTGGCGGTACGGTGTGACACCTCGGAAGAGACGAGGATGCAACGATGAGAGCATTGGCGGAAGCAACGCCTCCCTCGCCGGGTGGTCCACTGTGGTAATCAGTGCTCTCTTCGTTGTGGCATTAGCTCAGTCGGATAGAGCAACCGCCTTCTAAGCGGTTGGTCGCAGGTTCGAATCCTGCATGCTGCACCAGAATCACGCCTCAGGACCGTGATACCCGAAGTTCCAGAGCAAGTTTGGCGGTGGCAGTTATTCCCTTTCTGACCACCGCCCTTTTTACAGCAGGACGCCATTGCGATGACTTCATGCTGTAAACCCTGTGACACCCAGCCAAGGACGGCACTTTCCATCATCCCTGTTTCGCCCGGTTCGTCCGGGCATTTTTTTAGAGAGGAAATCATGACCCAGCACATAGGTGTAAAATTAATCAACGCATTTCCCATGACTCGCCAGGCATACAACGATTTTCGTGGATGGCAACTTCCTGCCGATGAGAACGGCTCTGATGATGGCTATCTTGTTGAATATCTGGACGGCGGAAAACCTAACACCGATCGCTTTGATGGCTACGTTAGCTGGAGTCCGAAAGAGGTATTCGAAAAGGCTTACCGTCCGGTATCAGGGTTAAGTTTTGGCATTGCCATTGAAGCGCTCAGGCAGGGTAAAAAAGTTGCCCGCGCTGGCTGGAACGGTAAGGGGATGTGGTTGGCATACGTTAAGCCGTACACTGAAGCAGTTCACACTGGCAGTACACCTTGCTTTTGCAGTCGCGTCTTTGAGTTGCCGGAAGGTGCGCAGGGAGACCCGAAACGCGCTCCGGAACAACTGCCATATATCGCCATGAAAACAGCGGACGAAAAATTAGTGCCGTGGCTGGCTAGTCAGACCGATGTTCTGGCCGAAGACTGGCAAATCGTTTAACACCGTAACATGTCGCAATCAGCCCGCCGATGTGCGGGCTTTTTCATGCCCACGGGTCGTACTCGCTGATCACGTTGGGCTGCCTGCCGCCGGCAGCAGGGAAATCTGAACGCTTCGCCACTGGATAGGCGAATGTCAGAAGCAGCGCATCGCCCTTGCCCGGCGACCGGCCCAAACGCTCTTTGATATCCTCTTTCGGCTCCATGACGATCTTGCCGTCCACCCTCACCTTGTACTCTGCAGCTGACAGGTCATCCGCCGTCTCCTGGTCGTCCAGCGCGCCGCCGAGCTTGAGCCACGTCTTGCAGGCGTTGAACATCTCGCCGCGCTTATTCAGCATCTGCGGATCCGTCGATGCGCCGCCGAACGGCACAAGCTGCCAGGTGCGGCCCCAGCCGTCACCGATGGACTTCAGACCGGTACCGTAGCCGAAGTCGATAAACACCGCGTCAGCCTGGTACTGGTCCTCAAAGTCGGCGATACGCTTCGCCATAATCAGATCGTCGGTGGTCTTGTTGCCGGTCCACAGCACTTTGCTGTGCAGCCCCTGGCGGAGATAAATCACTGCGTCATCCACGCCGGAATATGCCGGGTCGACGCCGATTATCCGCGGGGCGTGAGCCACCTGTGCCGCGGTAACCACCCGCTTCATCGCCTCGTCTGTCAGACCAGTAGGGATAAACTGCAGTTCTGAGGCGTCAGGGAAGATCCCCCGCACGCGGACCTTCACAAAGTCGCTGTCCTCGCCGTAGTCATCCACCCATTTCTGGAGCTGCTCTTTGTTCGTGCCTTCGACGGTTCGGCTGTCAATCTGCTCGCAGTCCCAGCGGTGGCGGAACTTGCGGAAGCATTCACGGAAGCGCCCGCTGTTACGCGTCGGGTTCCCGAACGCTATCCAGATAATCTCTGTGTTTTCGTCAGTTAGCGCCCCCTCTGCCACCTCCCAAACCAGATCGGCAATGTTTGAGGCTTCGTCGAATATGAGGATGATGCGCTTGCGCTCGTTGTGCAGACCGGCGAATGCCTCGGTGTTGTTCTCAGACCATGGGATAGCATCAGCGCGCCAACTCTTATCGTGGCCAGGGTCGGTGCTGTATATCGCGGTGGCGGTAGGCTTGAACCAGTCGCTATGGATGGCCAGGCGGGACCACTTTGTAATTTCAGGCCAGGTCTTCGTGCGCAGCTGGTTCTCAGTGTTGGCGGTCACTACCACTTTGCAATCCTCGCAGGTAGCCATACCCCAGTTGATTAGCATCGAGATGAACGCGGACTTGCCGATACCATGACCGGATGCCCTAGCCAGCATCAGTGGCTGGTGACGCTTTTTAGGATTTTGAAGGTGCTGACCTATCCTCCTGAATGTCTTCTCCTGCCACTGACGTGGTCCTGTGGAGTGCGCAAGCTCTGTGCCCTCCTCGCCCCATGGGAACGCATACAGCGCATAGCCCAGCGGGTCATGGGTGAAGCTGGCGATATCGTCGATCAGCTGTTCTTCCGGGGATAAAGCGGCGTCTGTCACTGGTCACCACCCTGGCGCTCTTTCAGGCGGCGCCGGGCGGCGGCCATGCGGTCGGCAATGGTAACGTTCACGTTAACTTCCATGCGCTCTTTGAACGCGTTAACGTCGACGTGCTTACCGATGAGCTCGAGGTTTTTCACCTTGTCGGGCCATTTCACCTTCTTCAGGATATGCTCGACATCCTCAACAGAGAGATCCGCCTCGGCATTCTCTTTTTGCAGAGAAGCCTGGGTCGTCTTGATGGTAGCGATATCCATAGCACTGAGAGAGGTACGCCAGACCTTCGGCCATTCAGCGATCGGCTTCATCCCGCCGTCATCGTTCAGGATATCCAGCACGTCCATCTGGTCGATTTCCACCAGGCGTAGCAGCACGTAATCGGCGCTGACGCGCAGGCGCTTGTTGCGCTCTTCCATTAGCTCAGCAATTCGTTTCTGGATACGCTCATCACGCATCATTGTGCTGGCTTTGACGTGGGCAGATTTTGGGGAGAACCCGGCATTGATGGCCGCCTGCGTCTGATTTTCAGGGCATTTCACATACTCCTGGGCGTAGGCTTCCTGCATCACCGTCAACGGTTTGTACTGAGTTGATTTGCGCTTCGGATCCTTTGGCATGGTAAACACCCCGAAAATAATTACCCTTTCGGTAATAATACCATGCCACCAGCGATGTTACATGATCGGAATATCATCATCACTCACCCATCCGGCCCGGTTTATCAGGTAGGTAACGACTCCCCGCACTTCAACATCGTCCAGGGCGTCCCCTTCCAGCGCCTCACCATCATCAGTAATCAGCGCCTGCCCGCGGACAACAGCGAATTCAGTTTTCCCGGCATATGCGATAAGGACATGATCACCCTGCTTTGGCCTGCGGCAGACATCGACGATGGCATAACCGGCGGCAGTCTCCAGGGCGCGACAGTTGGCGTCATACTGACAAAGCCGGGAAACGGTTAACGTTTGCTCAACGTAGTCTGCGGCAGGTGATGGAAAGCCCATGATGAACCTCACATAAAAATGTCGCGGTAGGGATACCCGTTACCGGATACCCCCCGCACAGATCCCGGCGTGCGCGATTTACGCACCGGGCTCCTGCCTCGGGTGTCTGGCGGTGAACCGCTCCACAGGCCATGGATGAAGAACCCGAACCCTTGGTAGCCATGCGGCTGCCAGTTTGTTTGCTTTCGTCCAGGTCGTATCATCCTTCTGGCTCCTGCGCCTGAGCGCCCGGCGCCAGAGGTTTGTTACGTGTGTCCTGAACTTCTGCATGGTGGGGAAGTTGCCCGGTACCGAGTGATAGTTCAGGTATCCCTGAACCACTCTCCTGAGCCATTTTCCCTGTTCGGGGATTGAGTAATGCCAGCGCCTTCGCAGACCGTCTTTGATGGCTTTCAGAGTTGCCGTCATCCGATCCCGGCGGGTCTTTCGTATCAGCATGAACCTGCCGTTGCGATCTTTCCCGCTGATGTGCGTGAACCCGAGGAAGTTGAACGTTTCTGGTTTGCCTTTTCCCCTGATGGCACGGTTTTCGGCAGCGAAGCGGCCGAACTCCATCAGACGGGTTTTCTCCGGGTGAACCGTGAGTCCGAACTCCCTCAGTCTGCGCTGCATGGCTATACGGAAGCGCCGGGCATCGTATCGTTTGTCGAACCCGATGACGATGTCATCGGCGTATCTGACCATTACCACATTGCCTGTGGCATAGCGACGTCGCCACTGATGCGCCCACAGATCGAAGACGTAGTGGAGGTATATGTTTGCCAGCAGCGGTGAGATGACCGCACCCTGTGGGGTGCCTTCCTCCGTTGCTCGCCATTGACCCTCCTCCGACGTCCCGGCTGTGAGCCACTTACGTATGAGCCTGATTACCCTCCGGTCGCCGATCCGATGCTCTGTGAACCTGATCAGCCATTCGTGGCTCACCCTGTCGAAGAACTGACTGATGTCGGCATCCAGTACCCAGTTTACGTTAGTGCGTACCAGCCCTGTGGCCAGTGCGTCCAGTGCATCGTGCTGGCTTCGCCCGGGTCTGAACCCGTATGAGAACCCCATAAAGTCGTTTTCATAGACTGCGTTCAGGATTTTCACCAGCGCATACTGGACGATCTTGTCCTCCAGCGAGGCGATGCCGAGCGGGCGTTGTTTTCCATCCGCTTTTGGGATGTAGTGACGCCTGCCGGGCTGCGCCCTGTAGCTGCCCTGATGTAGCCTCCGGTGCAGATCTGTTATGTTGTTCTTCATGTTTCCGGCGTAGTCCATCCACCTGATGCCATCCACTCCGGCGGCCGCTTTCCTGCTCAGGGAGAGGAATGCGGCTTCCAGTGCTTCGACTGTCAGCAGGTGGAACAATGCTGTAAACCGTTCTTTCTTCCGCTGCTTCGCAGCTTCCCGCACGCGTGACAGCCTCTGTGACATGCTTTCCCGGCTCTGTGTCCGGCGCATGTGTGGCTGTTCCGCGTTCCCCTTGGCCCCGCTCCTTCGCTCCACTGACTCCGCTCCTTTCGGGTTGTTCGCCTGCTTCGCCGCTACTATGAGCGAGTCCGACTTCTCCTCTCCGTACATCACCGGCTATGACTCCTCGTCTTCCCGGTGCGGGCCATCTCCGACACTGGCAGATGGTCAGAGGGGAGATCTCCCGGTTCCCGCGTAGAGATCGTATTGACATGCCAGGGTCTCAGACCCCGCCGGGTCCATGTGGCACTCGCAGTATCGCACCCTATGATGTTGCCTTCCGTTAACAGTACAACGTCGGCACCCGGTAATTTAATATAGATTTCGTGGCTCAATGGCTGGCCTGTCAACACCCCTGTCAACGCTTCGCCCCATACCTCGCGGTATGCAACGCATGACTCGGGGACCTTGTGGATTGCTGGTCCTTCAATGGTCGGGGACTTTCACCCCTTGATCTCTACCGGTCTCCCGGCGCACACTGTATATATAAACAGTATAATCATGCGAGGGTTTAGTCAATATTACGTGACATGTCACAGCGGTAGTTTTGTTTCGTGCCAGCCGTACATCACCCAGCATGCGGCTTCTCCTGAGTGCGGGCATGATGCCACCGGCAGTTGGTCGCCGCACTTGCCGCAGCGCCGTTTGCTGATGGCGTTAATCCGGCCGCGCACCCGGGCATCATCCTGGCGGATCAGCAACGCGATGTACTCGGCCATTTCGTAGGGATCGCGCCCAGGGCGCCGGGCGGCGCAGTTACGCGCCAGCATTTCCTGCTCCTGCTCATCCAGCACCAGCTCAACCTTGCGCTCACCGGCGGCGTACTGCCGCGCGCGCTGCGCGGCTTTGCGTTCTGCGGGGGATTTAGGCATCAGTCTTCATCCTCATCCCAATCGTCATGGCCGTACCGCTTACGCAGCTTACGCCGGGTTACCATCATCTGTACCAATGCAAGGATTGGCATAGAAACCGGAAATGTCACGATGATTGCTATCCATAGCAATGCGCACGCCATTTCTACAGAGAACACCACCGCGCACATATCGCTAACAGCAGCGGCAGCCATAGAAAAAGCGTTCTTTAACCAGCCAAAATACCCCATTCGATACCGCTGAATATCATTCACCTCTCACCTCCTGCGGGGCGGCTGGCAGCGGCATCCAGTGGGTGACAGTGATTGGGTGCCACTCAATGCCATAGTTTTGCTCATGAACCTGAGCATACCAGCCGTCACCTTTAGGGCTGAATTCGCAGTACTGGCCGACGTGAAGCTCAACACCAAAGTCAGGGCGAGGCCAGATATAGACAAAGTCATCATCTTCCGGCATCCGCTCGCTTACCGGAATCCATTTACCCGGCACGGTGGCAGGGTCACTGCCAGGTAGTTGCGGGGCGGCTGCTAATGTGGAGTCAATGATATGCTGGCGCATCCAGTTGGCCCCACGCGCAAACACGTCTACTGGGTCTCCATAGCAATATCCTATTTCATATGCCTGCTCTGATGTCATCTCATCAGGAATTACCAGAGAGTTGACGGCCATTTCTGTGCAGGTTCTGGCAGTAGCCTTGCACCCTGAGCATTCGCACTCTGGTCGATAACCGTGATCGATTGGGCTTTGCGCCGGAGCGACGACGTTTTGCGCCGGGCAGCAATCGGATTGCGCCGGAGAGTTGCCAGCCTGAAGAAGCGATTTCAGCGCTGCCCTCGGCACTGCCGACCAGGTAAGAAATACGTCAGGCCTGTCGATATCCTCGGTAGGGAGAGTGTTTTCGATTTCGTCCAGCGCATCACTTAGTTTCTGAAACGCATCGTCTGGAACAACATGACAATCTTCCCCGTCAACATCTTGCTGACAACTATCATCGGCGAGTTCGAATGCGGCCCCGCAAACGTTTAGAAGCATTTCAATAACGCGACGGTGTTCTGCTGTTACGCAATTCTCCGGCACTACCGGAACTGGCTGCTCTTTGATGTGCATCCGAGGTTCCCCGTCCTTTGGCTCAGGCCACTCACGCTGCTTATTCACCGCCAGTTTTTCGATCATCGCTTGGGTAATCTGCTCGTCAGTGATACCGGCACGGCGCTGAGCGTCCCATAGCAGGAACTGCATATCTGCCCATTCTGACAGGTCGCCGGGCTGTTCAGCGGCTTCCAGTGCTTCTTTGCTGAGGTGCTTCAGCGGGCCAACCGGGCCGACATTGCCGAATTTTTCCTGTGACCACTCTGCGTGCTCGTGGCGTACCTGCTCACGTTCCGGCGCTGGCTGCGCGTGGCGATAGAGCGCAACGTCTGAAGCCTCAGAATTCTGCTTGCCCCACAGATACGCCGTCTCCCTCCCTCGGTCGATATAGCCCAGGTTGCGCTCGTCGGTGTACGCCACCGGCTCGCTGTCCATTGCGGCCAGCGCCATGCGGGCCAGTTCTTTGCTTTCGCCATGCTTCAGGAATCCATCTTCAGCGATTTCCTGCAGGCGCTCTCTGGTTAATTTGCTGGTCATTAGTTAAGCCCTCACCCAGCCTTTGGATGTACTGCGGATCTTTCCCGATTTACGTAACGCCTGAAGCCGGCGATCGAGAATGCGGAAAGGTTCTGGCTTATTCTCATCCTTTGCGATGCGGCTGCATTCTTCTGCTACATCCATGACGTACAGGCTGGAAAATGGCATAGGATGCGCATCAATTTTGCTCATTATTTTTGAGTCGAGTAATTCATATTTGGTCATTGGTTGGCTCCTGGCTTATTGATGCGCGATGTTATATTCCGACCGCAGTCGCAGCAGTAGAATGCTTTCCCACCGCGAATGCCGCTGGTGTGCTGCCCTTCAAGGAATGAGCCATCCCAAGCATAAAACTGTTTGAAATCCACAACCTCTTTCGTGTGGAATCCATTCTCACCGCCGCAGTGCGGGCATGAACTCGGGTTTTCTTTAGCCATCACTCAGCCTCCACCTTGATGCCAGCTGACATTTTGAAGGGCAGCCGCTTAGATAACGGAGACTTCTTCAAGCGAGAATTCTCCGGCTCATGCGCGCATTTATCGCAAAGGTGAATATTTCTACTGCCAGTGCCGACACTGAATATCGCGCCGTTTTCACAACCCTCTATCTCACATTCTTCGAATTGCCATCCATCCGGCAGCTTCAAGGTGCGGGACTCCAACTGAGTAATCCGCTGCTGCGCCTTCTCCAGCGCCTCTACCAGCTCAGCTGTGGCAGATTGATACAGGCTCCACAGTCGGTTGTAATCAGTGCCAGATAGCGTGCTGTTTCGGTATCCATCGGTGGTGCGTAAGCCTTCCAGTGTTGATTTTGAAATGCAGATTTGAGTCATAACCCACGCTTCGAATTTCTCTCTCTGCGCCAGTTCGGTGATATCAGTTGTCATGCTGCACCGCCCTTAACATTAAATTGTTCACGCCAGCTCGCCCCCGGCTTATCAATGTCTTTTATTCCAATATCATCCGCAGCAATATCAATGAGAGTCTGCTTAACAAAATCAATCGCCTCGGAAGGTGTATCGGCTTCAATCTCCAGACGCTCTGCAAGCTGTTTAGCCAAAACATCAATGCGTCCGTTCATGAGAAAATATGAAAACGTCACATAACGAGGATTTAAAACGCCAACCTTCATAGTTAACTTGCTCATTTGGCCCACTCGCGCAGCAACTCTGCGTATTCAGAGGCCGCTCTGCTTGCTCTGGCTTTCCAGCCGGTTGTGATGTTGTTGTCTTTGATCGCCTCTTCAGCAAACATCAGAGCGAACATCTCCACCCCATCAGCCTTAATCCCGGCTACGATGCGATCGGTGTCGGGGGTTTCAGTTAATTCGCTAACCCAGTCCTGACCGAATTCTTCAGCGCACGTATTGTCGAGCTCACGCTCTGACTGCTTCAGCGCCACATTCTCCGCAGCCAGCTGCTGGTACGCTTTCGCCAGCGCCATAACCTTTGTCTCTTTGATCGACAGCTCGCCTGCGCTCTCCATGGAGGCGATGAGCTCGTTTACTGTTTCGATATTCATGCCGCCACCCACTCGATCGCCAGATAAGCCACATACAGGATGGCGACGATTGCCACCCACCCAATGATATTTGCCACCATCACGAACAGCAGCAGTGACCGCCGGCTGTAATTCACGAAATCAAAATCCATACTTACCCCCGCTTACCCGTTTAACTTATTGATTCAATTGATATCAATGAAGATCGTTGTTTTAGAACTCTTCGACCTTCCACCCGCCGCCGGCTTTTTCCGGGAGCTTCGTTACTCCGATGATCCGGAATGGGTACTGGTCGGCTGCGACTTTGGTTTTCACCCTGGCATCGTCGGTCCAGTAACCCCCCTTCACTTCGTGCATTTCCAGTTGGCCGTTTGCCAGCATCACGGCGAAGTCAGGCGTGTAGAACGTGTTGTCAGCCAGACGCAGCTTGATGCCTTCGAACCGGTACCAGGCGATTTCCCCGTAGCGCCTACGCAGCTCAAGTTCTTGCGCATACGCCGTTTCGGTTTTGTTCATCTGGCCCGCTTTAAGCCGGCCAAGTGCCTGTAGTGTCTTTCGCATGATTTTTACCTTATTGGTAATTTATAACCATAAACGGATCAATATCAATAGTCTTGCGCATATTTTGTTACCTTTTTGGTAAACATTAAGGCGTAAAAAAACGCGCTTCCGCGCTACGCTGGCTGTCAGGGCGCCGGTCCGCCCCTGAATCCCGGCGGGATCTCGGTATCCGGACGGGATATGCTGTTCACATCTCGCTGCCCAGAGCCTCCTTTCAGCTCGAACAGTCCTTTCCAACCCTTCGCCATGCTCTGCTTCACGATCTGCATCTGCCGTGTGTGGTTTCCGCCAGACAGGTTAATCAGTTCGGTGATTGCTGCACCCTCGCTCCGTTCAGTTGGCGCGTAGGCTTTAAACCGCATTTCTGACCTGTAGGCCTTCCACTCATCCCAGGCTTCGGCATTGAGCTGTTCAGGATACGGATAAGATTTTTTTGGCTCCCTCCCCCTTGGGGGGTTAGGGGGGATCTTATCTTTTACTTCTTCCTCTTCCTCTTCCTCTTCCTCTGGTAACGCTTTTTGTAACGCAGCCAGCGTTACTTTCTGCGTTTCATTTTTACGGTGTGCTGCAACCCTTCTGTTTGTAAGTGCCCGTTTTTTAGAGCTTTCCCCATTATGGCGCTCAAAGTTGGGGAGAATAAGCTTGTTTCCGTCGTAAGCGAGCCAACCAACAGCGATCAGTGCATCAGCGAATCCTGTAATAAAAGCGATACGGTCAAGCACTCCTTTTGTAACGCTGCCAGCGTTACCGTCGACAGTCTGCTGATCCGCCCATGCCCATATGCGAACGAGCTTACCGAGTACCGCATCGGGGTCGATATTCAGGATTTCTGCTATCTGGAAAATCTCCGGCTTGTCTGGTGTGATCACCTCGACTTTTATCCAGCTACTGGCCATCATGCACCCCCATATAAGCGCGAATGAAAGCCGCAGCTGCCTGGGCGTTTATAGCGTTACCATACCCTTTCAAGCGGCCGACGCGGTTGCTGCTTGCCACTCTTGCCACCCCGGGCTCGACTCGTCCCATGCGTGCGGTAGCCCCATCAACCAGCGGGAATGTGCCGGGTTCAACTGGACGCCATTTGCCATCTCGACAAAAGAGCCAGTCCGCATCTCTCCAAAAACCGTTAACCTCAAGGGCCCAGTAATCCCCGCGAAGTCCTGCAGGCGCTGCTGGGTCTTGCTCCCGTCCTGTCGATGCATGTTCATGGCCGCATCCACTGACGGCGATCGAGTGTTGCTCGTTGTCGGTGTTGGCCAACCCGTCATGAAAGCCTGGCGCGGCAGCTGGTCCAGTCGCTCCTTCCCGTCCCGCTGGGCAGTCATTCCCGCAGAGTCCTTCCAGTCGCGCGACGTTGGCGTTACCCAGCCCGCCATTCTCGCCGCCCCTCCCAATGTCGATCCCCTGTTCGGCGCATTGGCAGCGGCACCCAGCCCCCTGACCTGGTTGTTGTCGATCGTGGTTGGAGTCGGCCAGCCGGTCATCATCGCCGCCGTTTGAATATTCTTCCCTCCATGGCGCCCGGTCGTTCCCGCGCCGGTCACTGACGACGCAGTCGGCGTTGGCCACCCAGTAGGCCCGCTCTCTGATGTGCGGCGCGCCGATGCCCGCTGACGTAAACGGCACAAGCCCGAAGGCGTATCCCATTCCTTCCAGGTCAGCTTGTACAAGGTCGAACCATACGTTTGCGTTACCTGCTGCAACCTGTTCGCCAAAGACATGCTGAGGTCTGCGCTCGCTGATGAGATGGAAGAAGTGGGGCCAAAGGTGCCGCTCGTCAGCAAACCCATCTCCTTTGCCTGCCGCGCTGAAAGGCTGGCACGGGCAGGAGCCAGTCCAGACCGGGCGATCATCTGGCCATCCGGCAAGGCGGAGGGAATGAGACCAGACGCCGATACCGGCGAAAAAGTGGCACTGGGTAAATCCTCTGAGGTCGTCAGGTGTGACATCTTCAATACTCCGTTCGTCAACTTCGCCCGGGGCGATATGCCCGGCGGCTATGAGGTTACGCAGCCACTGCGCCGCGAATGGGTCGATCTCGTTGTAGTAAGCTGAAGGCGTCATGCTGCCTCCCTGGCCTTTCTGGCTGCTTTCAGACGCTCTGATCTCATCTGCGCCTGCCGGCGCGCGCGCTCGTTATTGCACGTAACGCACTCGCCGCTGATGGTGTATCGCTCGCTGTCGTGGCCATGCTTACACGTCTTCCCTGTGTAGAACCGGGTGAGCCCCTGCTCAATGGCCTCTCGCTGGGTAATTCGTTTCATAGACTTGCCCTCTTTCTGCATTTGTCTTTGGTAATTTTGCAGCAAGCCAAAAAAAGGTCAACCGTATTTGGATAATTATTACCAAATTGGTGTTCAGGGAGAGGCAGGAGCCGCCTTGGGGTGGCGGCGCGGGTGAGTTTTGAGGATTAACGTTCGTGGAACCAGAGGACCAGGTCGGATTTTGCGGAGATCCACTTACGGGATTTGCAGGCTTTAAACAGTCTTTCTAACAGAGGCTTACGTGGAATTCTTCTACGGCCAGTCAGGTGAACCTGAATGTAGTGGCTGGTCGTGCCGGCGTCACTTGCGAACTCTTCTCGCTCTGCCGGAGAGAGGTCGAGCCAGCAGCGTTTGAAGTCAAATTTTTGCACATCGCTCATATTTTTTAGTCCCGGACTAACTTTAGACAGCCTGATTATTACCAATCTGGTGTAAAAATCAATGACTGTTACCTTTTTGGTAAGTTTACCTTTATGGTAATATTCTATTAAATTTAATCAGTTAGGTAACAATTTCAGGCCAAAAAAATAGAAATGAAAAGCATCTACGACATAAGACGCGACAACCTCAATGAGATAATCCGGAAGGATTTCGATAACACGCAACTCCGGTTTGCCGAGAGAATCAAAAAATCAGCTAACCTCGTTAACAGGTGGAGCAAGGGGACAAAAAATATCGGCGCTAACGCGGCACGCGAGATCGAGTCGTTCGCCGGAAAAGGTCGTTTCTGGCTGGATATCGACCATCTGTCAGATACCCCGACACTGCCGGAGATTATCGACCCGCAGGAATGGAGTGTGGAAAAACAGGCAGCGTTTACCCTGGGTGTATGGATGGGACAGCATCCGGATCTGAACTCAGAGAAAAAGGTTTCGGAAGCGGCCGGTATCGGCCAGGCGACCGTAAATCGCATCCTGAACTGCGAAGGCTCCACCAGCATTGGCGTGCTGTCGGCTATCGCCAGGGCGTTCGGCCGCGATGCATATGAGCTCATCCTGCCGCCTGGTAATGCTGGTCTGATTGACTATGACCACCATGAATACGCCGGGCTGCCGCAGGAAGAGAAAAACAAGATCGCCGCCTTCATCAAGTTCATCGTCAGCCAGAACCAGTAACCTCTAACCTACCTGTTACTCCTGCCAGTGGGATAACTCCCCGCACCTCATGCACTTACCAAAATGGTAAACTTTTCCTCATCAAATCTATTGACACAACCATAAATTGATCAGATTATTACCTTAACGGTAACAGCAGGGCGTTGAATTACCAGAAATCCACCACCGGGTGGCTTTCTCATACCCCTGATATTTACCAAATGGTAATAGTGAGGTGTGTATGCAATGGCAAATCATTAACGGCTGGTACTGCGTTACGGCATGCGGGCTGATGAGCTGGAAGTTTCGCACGCTGCCTGAAGCAATCAGCTGGGCCTTCGTCAGCAAACTGGCAGCAAAAACGGAAATGGGTATGGGGGTGAGTAAGTGACTGATTTAGCAATTATCGAAATCGCGCCAGACATGGCGCCGGCAATTTACGTTGAGAACGGGCTTGATTCCTTCCTGGAAAAGATCCGCGCCGGAGTAAACGAAGTTCCTGACCTGAGCACTGCAAAGGGACGGGCTCGTATTGCATCGCTGGCCGCACAGGTATCACGCAGCAAAACTGCTGTAGAGAAACCTGGCAGGGATTACCTGAAGCGCCTCAAGGAGCAGCCGAAAGTGGTTGAAGCTGAATTGCGCCGCTTCGTCACCGAATGCGATCAGCTGCGCGATGAAGTACGCCGCCCTCTTACCGAGTGGGAAGATGCTGAAAAGGCGCGCACAGAAGCACTGCAGCAGCGCCTTGTGGATTTGCGTGCGCTGGCTAACGTGATCGACACCGCCGGTAACTACCTGCCTTCTGCTGATATTCAGGCGCGCATTCTGGAAGCTAAATCCGTGGTGCTGGATGACAGTTGGCAGGAGCGCGCAGCAGAGGCGGGAGTGGCTAAAGATTCAACTATTCAGCAACTGGAAGCGTCGCTGGTAATAGCGCAAAAGCGCGAACATGAAGCCGCTGAGCTTGATCGCCTGCGCAAAGAGGCAGAAGAAAAAGCACGCCTTGAGCGTGAAGAGAATATCCGTCGTGAAGCCGCTGAACAGGCTAAGCGTGATGCAGAGGCAAAGGCACAGGCTGAAATTGATGCTGCTGCACGCCGTGAATCTGAAGCCAGAGCTGCAACTGAACGCGCAGAGCGCGAAAAAATTGAAGCCCAGCAGAAAGCAGAGCGTGAAGCAAAAGCCGCTGCTGAAAAAGCTGAGCAGGAAAAGAACGCTGCTATCGCAGCGGAGCGCCGCCGTCAGGAGGAAGCTGAATCAGCGCGCCTGGCTGAGCAGAAGCGCATTGCGGAAGAAGAAACTCGCCGGGCCGCTGATAAAGAGCACCGCCGCAGCATCAATAGACAGGCTATCGCAGACCTGATTGAAAGCGGGCTTACGCAGGAAATGGCAGAGAAGGCACTGATCGCCATCGCCAGCGGGAAGGTATCTGCAGTCTCTATCAAGTACTGAGGTGCGTATGAACACTCAGCAGATTAACAACCTGAAAAAAATCATGACCAGCATCGACAGCAACTACCAGCTTAACCAGATGCTGTACGAGCGCCACGTCGAACTTATCAACGCGATCAAGTTTCATCAGCTGCAAAAGCCATTCTACGAGCTGGAGCGCAAAGGCGTGCGCAGCGAGATCCTGGAAGAGCTGATGATGAGCTCTGAGTTTGAAAAATGCCTGGACGCGTATCAGCGGGAACTGACCGGCATCATTGCCAAGTGGGATCTTGCTGACCAACTGGATACGGCGAGGAACGAGGCATGAGAAAACAAACAGGTGGACCAGCCTTCCCGGTCTCCGATGGTGCCGCGCATAGGATAGCAATGCAGGTGGCCGGTGACGATGAAGCTAAATACATTGCCGAATCAGCAAAAGCACTGGCCGGAATGACGCTGCGCGATTACTTCGCTGCTAAGGCAATGCAAGCATGGTTGTCACAGATCCCACCGGATGAAATGGAAGACATGATTCATCGTTGGGCTGAAAACAGTTACGAAATGGCCGACGCAATGCTGAAGGCTCGGGAGGAGTGATGACACCAGGAATTTACTTCGATATCAGCAACGAGGACTACCACGCCGGCGACGGCGTGAGTAAGTCACAGCTGGATATGGTGGCGCTGAGCCCGGCCCTTCTGCAGTGGCAGAAATCAGCACCGGTCGATACCGAAAAGCTGAAAGCGCTGGATATGGGTACTGCCCTGCACTGCCTTCTTCTGGAGCCGGAAGAGTTCGATAAGCGCTTCATCGTGGCGCCGCAGTTCAACCTGAGAACCAACCAGGGGAAAGCAGATCAGGAAGCCTTCCTGAAAGACGTCGAGAACATGGGCATGACGGTAATGGACGCCGAACAGGGCCGGAAGCTGAAACTGATGCGTGATAGCGCAATGGCACATCCGGCAGCGCGCTGGCTGCTTGAGGCGGAAGGATTCTGCGAAGCCTCCCACTACTGGACGGATCCGGAGACTGGCGAGCTGTGCCGCATACGCCCAGACAAGCGCCTGAAGAATCACCCTGTCCTGCTGGACGTGAAGAAGGTTGCCGATATGGAGCGTTTCTCGCGCCACATTGAGGAATTCCGGTACCACGTACAGGACGCGATGTACCGCGAAGGCGCGCAGCAAACCACCGGAGATCCGCATGGATTCTTCTTCCTGGCAGTGAGCGAAACCATTGACTGCGGCCGCTACCCGGTGCGGGTGTTCGAACTGGATGCGCAGGACGTGGATACAGGGCATGCGCTATACCGCCGGGATCTGAATACCTATCACCAGTGCCGCGAAACAGGCGACTGGGGTGGATTTGAAGTTATTAAACGCCCTGAGTGGGCACGTAAACAGGATATGTACGTATGAGCAACGATATCGCAATCACTTCTCAGCCTGGCGCTACCGTCGGCACCGCCGCGGCAATCTTCAGCCCGGAAGGGATGGATCGCCTGGTGCGATTTGCCACCCTGATGGCTGACAGCAAAGCCACCGTTCCGGCGCACCTGGCTGGAAAGCCAGCTGATTGCCTGGCAGTCACTATGCAGGCGGCGCAGTGGGGAATGAACCCGTTCGCGGTGGCGCAGAAAACGCATGTGGTTAACGGCACGCTGGGCTATGAAGCGCAACTGGTTAATGCGGTTGTCTCTTCCTCAAACCTTCTGGCCACTCGCCTGAACTACAAATGGGATGGCGACTGGTCAAAAGTAAGCGGGAAAACCGACAAATCTCCGAGCCTGACAGTGACAGTGTGGGCAACCCTTAAAGGCGAATCTGAGCCTCGCACCCTGACCATCAGCATGGCGCAAGCCGGAGTGCGCAACTCACCACTCTGGGAGCAGGATCCGCGTCAGCAACTGGCTTACCTGTGCGTTAAGCGCTGGGCACGCCTACACGCCCCTGATGTTCTCCTTGGCGTCTACACCCCTGACGAATTGCAGGAGGCAGCACCGCGTGTTGAGCGCGATATTACGCCAACACCAGCGACTGCATCCGGCATGAACAAGCTGATCAACACGAAGCCTGAGCAACCGGCGGAAGAGAAACCAAAGAGCAGCGACTACCGCGATCCAGAAGAAATTCTGTGCGCTTTCACTGACGCAGCGATGAACTACAACACGCTGAAGGACCTGGACAACGCTTACAAATACGTTGCCAAAAAGCTCGCTAACGATGATGAGCGTCTGGCTAAAGCTACGGACGTCTACAGCATCCGCCGCGAAGAGCTGAATCAAATCCCGATGTAATCACCACCGCGGCGCCGGGCGCGCCGCACTGAAAAAAGAGAGGTAACGATGAAAGGTGCATTAGGCAAAAAGGAACTGCTGGCGGTGGTGCCTGTATCGATGAGCACTATCGACCGCATGGAGAAAAATGGGGAGTTCCCTAAGCGTTTCTGGATCACAGACAAGCGCTGTGCCTGGAACAGCGAAGAGATCGAGCGCTGGCTTGATGAACGTCAGCAGAACGGCACAACGGAGTTTGCTGGAAAAAAGCCTCCGGTTGAGCAGCGAGTATTTCGCCCGGTTGGTAACGCGGCGTGACGTCGCTGGCGAGGTACTGGGAAAGGTGGTCAGGATGGTTTCTGTACCTGGCCGCCGTATCCGCCTGGCTGTTCCTGCTGGCGGTCATTTTTCGAGAGGGTTGGATACGATGAATCGGATGGAAAAATACCACGCGGATTATGTCTCTCAGCGCAAAGCGCCCCCTCTTGTCGCCGTAACGCCGGCGGTCGTTTGCATACCGGTAAACGCTACTGATTATTTCGCGCGCCTGCACCGCCGTCGCTCGGCCTCCGCGCTCGACTATCCGATCGCAGAGGTCACGAACCATAGGTGTAGTGATTTCAGACATCAGCTTATTCCCCAGCGCCGGGAGAATATCCCTGTCAATAACCGCCTGCTTCATTGCTCTGGTGCTGTCAGCCAGAACAACGTGTTTCATGTAACTGTCGGTATGTACCGCGAATGTCTCAGCGCCGCGGATCCGTTTGATACCGTCACGTTTCGCCGCAGCTGGCGACTGGCCTGCATTGAGAAGCTTTTTAGCGGCTATCAGTTCATCCCTTGCTTGAGCAAGCGTGATACCGTCACGGCCATACTGACCAATAACCAGCGTTTCCCGTCGGCAATTTATTCTGTAGTCATACCGGAACGAGACGCTGCCTGA